CCTAGAGAGATGACAAGATGCGTGTTCGATAAAATATTTTTCAGCCCTTTTGCTATTAGCTAAGGGCTTTTTTGATATCCAAAAACAGGAAGTGATTTTTATGTACTGCCCAAGAGATGGAAAGTGTGTTTTTGACGGCTACAAGACGGCGGGAAAGCATATTTGCGCCTTGCCTAGATGTCAATACCCCCGTGAACTAAAACAGGCCTTACAGAACCGCATAGCCAATATTTTAGGACAGCCACAGGGCAGAACCAGGCGGGCGCGGGAGCTTGAAATTCTCAGAAATGAAATTGTTAAATTAAATTTGTAAAGCGGTGGTGGTATGGCGACAAAGTCGAACGAATTAAATCTAACAAGCAAGCAAAGAAAACTTGCGGAATTATTAGCAAATCCGGACTTCACCGGGAGCATCACAGAGTTATGCCGGGAATGCGGTGTAGCCCGTTCCACTTATTACAAATGGCTGGATAAGCCGGAGTTTACCCAATATGTGGACAGCCTGATTTCTAAATTTACAAGCAGCGAGCTTTCAACGGTTTGGAAAGCCTTGATCCGGCGCTGTTCTATCGGAGATGTTCAAGCAATCAAGCTGTATTTTGAAATGCGAAGGGAATTATCCTCAAAAGACGAAAGCGGGGTTCAGATCATTGACGACATCTAAATTATCCGGCATTGTCTCCCCCGCTTTTTACGACGTTCACCGGCAGATCAGAATGGGCCGCATTGACGAAGCGGTACTAGAGGGCGGCAGAGGCTCCACAAAATCCAGCTTCGCGTCAGTTGAACTGGTTCTGCTGCTTATAAGGCACCCCGACTGCCACGCCGTGGTGATGCGCCAGGTTGCAAACACGCTGCGGACCAGCGTTTACGCACAAATATGCTGGGCCGTTACTGCTTTGGGATTAACTCAGAAATTCAAATGCACCGTTTCCCCAATGGAATGTACTTACCTTCCTACTGGGCAAAAGATCATGTTTTTCGGCATGGACGACCCGGGAAAAATAAAATCCATCAAAGTGCCGTTCGGATATATTGGAATGGCCTGGTTTGAAGAGCTTGACCAATTCGGAGGCCCTGAGGTAATCAGAAATGTGGAACAGTCGCTTTTGCGCGGAGGTTCCTTTTCTTTTACCCTGAAATCCTTTAACCCTCCCTCCTCTGCCCGAAACTGGGCCAACCGGTATGTAAAGGAACGGCGGGACAGCCAGTTGATTCATCACAGCACCTATTTGACAACGCCTAAGGAATGGCTTGGACCCAGATTCCTTGCGGACGCGGAACGGCTCAAAGCAAAAAGCGAAACCTCCTACCGTCATGAGTATCTGGGAGAGGTTGTCGGCAGCGGAACCCAGGTATTTGAAAACCTGAAATTGGAACCGATTCCGGACGAAATGGTCCGTTCCTTTGACCGCAGGCTCCACGGGGTAGACTGGGGCTATTATCCAGACCCCTGGGCGTACAACGGAATGCAGTATGACGCGGCCAGGAAAACCCTGTATATTTTTGACGAGGCAACCGCCAGGCGGAAAGGAAACTGGGAAACAGCCGATATTCTAAAGGCAAAGGGCCTCACTGGAAACGACAGAATCACGGCGGACAGCGCGGAGCCGAAAAGCGTCGGGGACTACAACGCTTACGGCTTATACTGCCGGAGCGCCGAGAAAGGCCCAGGGTCTGTGGAATACAGCCATAAGTGGCTGCAAAGCCTGGACTGCATCTGGATAGATCCGGTCAGATGCCCGGATACCGAAAAGGAGTTTTCTGAATACGAATACGAGCAGGACAAAAAAACCGGGGAAGTTTTAGACGGATACCCCGACGCGGACAATCATCATATTGACGCCGTAAGGTACGGCACGGAATACCTTTGGAAACGTGGAGGGGTGTAAGCATGGGACTTTTTCATTTAATCAAGGAGGCGGTGATGAAGATGCTGAATCTAAAGGAAATTAAAAAGCTGGGCGCGGATCTATCGTCGTATATGGCGGAAGCAATTCGAACCTGGGACGATCTGTTTTATTTAATCAACCAGCCTCCCCATTCCTTGAAGCTGGCGCAGACAATCACCAGCTATCTGGCGACGCTTGCGACCAGCGAGTTAACCCTAGACGCGGGCGCGGGCCAGCGGGGAAAATATATCTCGGAACAGGCGGCCGGCAATCTGCTTCCTAATATCAACGAGGCGGTACAGCTTGCGGGGGCCGGCGGCATGGCCGCAATAAAGCCGTTTGTAAAGGGCGGGTCAGTCTACGTGGAGATTATCCCACGTTCCCGGATATTCCCGAAAGGCTTCGGCCCAAACAAGAGAATCGAATCCGGGTTCTTTACGGATTTTGACCGTCTGAAGGACGGAAAGCCAGTAGTCCGCATCGAGGAATTTGCCCTTCAGGAAGACGGCCTTCTCATTACCAACCGGGCTTACCGGCTAAAAGAAGCCGATGGAATCGGCGGAGAGCTCTCTCTTTCTGAGGTAGAACGCTGGGCGGACCTTCAGCCCGAAGCTTTTATTTCAGGTGTAGACCGGCCTCACTTCGGCCTAATCCGAATGCCGATGCTGAACAATATCGACGGCGGGCCCCTCCCTATCAGCATTTACGCAAACGCCGTGGACAGCATTATCCAGCTGGACAAAACCTACGAACAGTTTCTGTGGGAACGGGATACCGGAAAGCGGCGCATGGTATTAGACCGGGGCGTTGCGGTTAAGGATCCGATCAACGGAAAGCCTGCGATTCCTTTTCGTGAGCTTGCCAGCGACTATTACATGACAATCGACATGCCTGTGGACAAGCCCTGGGCAGACTATACGCCGGAGCTGCGGGGGGAGAATTATAAATCCATCTTTGATACTCAGCTTCGGATTTTGGAAATGCAGACTGGTTTTTCTCAAGGAACCTTTAATATCGATATCCAAACCGGAAGGGTAACGGCCACCCAGGTGATCAGTGACGACCGCACCACCTACAACACCGTCAAGGCGGTGCAGGACCGGGGCATGACCTCCGGGCTGATCGACGCTCTATATTGGTTCGATGTATATTCGACGCTGTACCGCCTGGCCCCAGCCGGAGCCTTTGAGCCTTCCGTCACCTATGGAGATTCCATTTTTGAGGATACCGGTGTGGAATACTCCCGCAGGAAGGCAATGGCGGACAGCAAATACATCAGGCCGGAACTGCTCACAAGCTGGTATTTCGGCGTATCAGAGGAGGAAGCGAAAGCCATGCTTCCAGAACCGGAGACGCCGGAAAACATATTGTTCGGGAGTGATTAACCATGCTCTCCCCTGAATATATCGACCACCTGCCCGACCGTGTTGTTGAGCTTTACGCCGACCTGGAAATCAGGATTTTGGAGGATATGGCGCGGCGCATTTCGAAAACCGGAGCGCTGACGGAAACCGCCCAATGGCAGATGTGGCGGCTGGAGCAGATCGGGGCGGAACGGGAATTTATCCGATACCATTTACAGCGCCTTACCGGGAAAACCCAGGGGGAGATTAACGAACTGCTTGTAGAAGCCGGAGAAGAAGCGCTGTATTATGACGATCAAATCTACCGGGCAGCTGGTTTAAGCCCAAAAGCGCTGCGGGACAGTGAGGCTTTGCAGAAAATAATTAAAGCCGGCTCCGACAAAACCATGAGGCTTTTTGAGAACCTGACAAGCACTACGGCTGACACGGCCTCAAGGCAGTTTGAGAACGCTCTGGACGCCGCCTACATGGATATAACCTCCGGCGCGTTTTCTTACCAAGACGCAGTAAGAAGCGCTGTAAAAAGCCTTTCCAAAGCAGGAATTGACGCAATTATATATCCCAGCGGGCACACGGACAAAATGGACGTTGCTGTCCGTCGGGCGGTCCTTACTGGGGTCAATCAAACGGCGGCCAGAATACAGACCGCCAGGGCTGACGAAATGGAATGCGACCTGGTGGAAACCACTGCCCACATGGGCGCCAGACCGGAACACATGGACTGGCAGGGCAGAATATTCAGCCGTTCCGGGAAAAGCCGTAAGTATCCAGATTTCGTAAAATCCACTGGCTACGGAACCGGCCCGGGGCTGTGCGGCTGGAACTGCCGCCACTCCTTTTTTCCGTATTTTGAGGGCTTGTCCGAGCGCGCATATTCCAGGGCTAAGCTGAGAGAATATGAGAACAAAACCGTTACATACAATGGGCGAACCCTTCCCTACTACGACGCCACCCAGCAGCAAAGATACTTGGAGCGACAGATCAGGCGGTGGAAACGGGAATATCTGGCGATGGACGCGGCTGTTCTGGACACATCGGAGGCCAGCGCCAAGCTGGCTGCCTGGAGGGCGAAGCAAAAGGACTTTCTGACCCAGACAGGGCTTGGCGAGGATAAATTCAGGAGCCAGGTCTACGGGTTTGGAAGAAGCCAGGCCGCGAGAGCCAGAGCGCAAGCGGAAAGGTTGAAAAAGCATAGCCGTGATGGTATAATAATTATGGGAAGTGATGGCATGCAATTAAAAATTGATTCCCTAACCCCATGCCTTGTAGAGGCTTCTACCGGAAAAATCATCGAAACCTCATATAAAAAAGCGGCTAAGTCAGAATTGAAATCTTTGAAAGCCAAGGGTTGGCTTTTTGATTGGACGCATTCTTCCCTCAAGGAAGACGAAATCTATAAGTTAGTCGTAAAAGGCGAATCAAACCCACAAGGGTTAATAGCCCTTAAATATGAAGATCGCAGTAAGGCGGTATACGTCCAAATTGCTGAAAGCGCTCCGAGTAACCGCGGAGCAAGTAAAGAATATTTGGGAGTTGGCGGACATTTATTCGCCATTGCGGCACAACAGTCAATGGAAAAAGGTTATGGCGGGTTTGTCTTTTTTGACGCCAAAAACACAGACCTGGTAAAACACTATTCAAAGGCCTTAGGGGCACAATTACTGGGCGTTCCGCACCCATATCGAATGATTTTAGATGAAAATGCTGCCAGAAAGCTATTAAAGCTTTATACGTTTGGAAAGGAGTGATTTAAATGTCTGAACAGGATATGAAAAGAATGATAGAATTTGATAATGCCGCGGATAAGGCCGGCGGATATGTTTCTCCACTGTTTAAAGACAATGCCAATTACGACTATCGAAAACTTCTCGCTTATTGCAAAGAAAAGAAAATTGATCCTTTGGATTTGACCATTCGAGAACTAGATAAATTCATTATTCCTCAATAAAGGATACCACCCACCGAAAGGCAGGGTGGTATTTTTATATCCAAATTTAATAGCGCAAGGCTCGTGCAGAAATGTGCGGGCCTTTTGTTATACCCAAATTTGCCCCGGACATGGCGTAAAACTGTGACCGCCAAAGGGAAGCGACCCCGTAAAAAGCGTATGGAAGAAAGGATTCCCATGAAAAGAGAAGATTTAAAGGCTTTCAATTTATCCGACGAGGACGTGCAAAAAATCATGGATCTGCATGGTGCGGATATTGAAAAGCAAAAGCGCAGCATCGAGACCCTGACTGCTGAAAGAGACGATTTCAAAAGCCGTCTTGAAGAGGCCAACGGCAAGCTGGAGGGGTACGACCCCGAATGGAAAACGAAGGCTGAGCAGGCCCAGACGGAAGCCGACGCGAAGATCAATAAAATCCGGCGCGGCTATCTGCTGAAGGAAGCCGCAGGCGGTATTAAGTTTTCCAGCGAGAGCGCCAAAAAGGCGTTTTTATCCGATCTGGAGGCGGCTGAGCTTCCCGTACAGGAGGATAAGGTCCTGGGCTTTGAGGATTTCTTAAGCAAGTACAAGGAAAGCGATCCCTCCGCCTTCCTCCCGGACAAACCGGCGCCCACCATTACCGTCCCGGGACAAGGACCTACTTCCAAGAAAACAGGGCAGCAGCTTCTTGATGAAAAGTACAAAAACAATCCATTCTATCACCCGAAAGGAGAATAACCCATGTCAATTAAATACGGTTCTTTAAACGTAGATGAAAGATACTCCGGTATTCTGGAGCCTAATCTTTATTACAACCCTGTGCTGGTGCCCGGCGTGACCTGCACAGACAAATATCAAATCGGGCCGGCGGGTCAGATTTATGTGCATAAGCTTACCACCTCCGCGGTGGAATCCGGAACTCCGGGCCGGGATTTCTCGGACACCGCCGTATCAGATACCTTAATTCCGATTCAGCTGAATAACAATTTCCAGCGCTCCTATAAAATCTATGGAGTACAGGCGGCCGCCGTAGAGTTCAGCGTGGCTGAAGAAGCCCTCTCGACCGCAACTCAGGAAATCCGCGAAGGCTGGATGCAGTGCGGCCTTGCCTGCTTAGCCCAGGAGGGAACCGCCGCCACACTGACCACGGCGATCACCGACGTTAAGGAGGATATCATCGCCACACGCCAGGAAATCGTGGAGGATAAGGGCCGGGCTAACGTAGTCATGTGCACCCCGGCTTTCTACAGCCAGGTCTTGCTTGCCGCCGGCAAAGACTTCACTCCGGTCATGAATGACCGGATCGCCAGCACCGGAAATGTGGGGCAGTGGCTGGGCATGACCTTTGTGGAAGCCAACGGCGCCCAAGGCTCTATTAAGTATTATGACAGCACCGGCGCGCAGAAAACGGTTGATATGTCCACGGTGCAGTATGTCATGTACTATCACGAGGCCCTGTCCGTGATCAGCAACTTTGAGGTAGCCAGAGTGATTGATTCCGAGCGCTTTGCTGGTTCCCTGGCCCAGGTGGAAATGAATACCGGGTATAAGGTGACCAACGCCACTCTGGCCCGTGTGCGTAAGGTGGTAACCTCTCCGGGCGGTTGAAGTGAGGTGTCCCCGAATGTACTCAACGTATCAGCAGTACCAGCAGCGGGGCGGAAAGCTTCCGGAAAGCGAGTATCAGGCAAACGCGCAAAAAGCGTCTGAGCTCATTGATTATTACACGATGGGACAAGCGGCCTCAGCGGAAACAATGGGGCCGCAGCTCTCGGCGTGCGAGTGTGATTTGGCGGATATCATACCGACGCTTCAAGGGGCGGCCTCCGGGATTCAGTCTGAAAACGTGGACGGATACAGCGTTTCCTTTTCCGGCCAGACAGAAGCCAACGCCGGCGTTTTGTCGGTTATGAAGCGTCACCTCTCCTTCCCTGTCAACCTGCTGGTGTTTTCCGGCTGGTCCTTTGTGTGAGGTGATGCCATGATAACCAACGCGGATATCACCATCTACCATGAAACCTACAACAAGGAAACCCGGCTGAAGGAGTGGACTTCCAGGCAGTATCCTGGCGTTAACTGGTACGGAAAGCAGGCCGTTTCTGTAGGGGATACCGGACTGAATACGGCGGATTCCTATATCGTGCGGATTCCCACCGAGGAAGCAATTGTTATATCAAACGGCGATCTTGTGGTAAAAGGGCTTGTGACAGACCAAATCACAGGCCCTTCCCAATTAACCGGAAAATATGAGTGCTTTGTGGTAACCGCGGTAAGGGACAACCGAAGGGGTACTCCCATGATGCGGCACTGGAGAATCGAGGGGAAATAACGATGGCTGGAGGCTTTAAAATCGAAACACCCAAAGGCGCGGTTTTCACCACAACCGGCAAAAACGGAAAAATCATAGCGAGGCTGGAATGGAATAAAAATTTCAGCGCTGAAAGAAGCGACCAGTTCAACCAAACCCAAAGGTTTGTAGACAGCGAGGTTTTACGCCTTTCCTCCCCCTATGTTCCTTTTCAGACTGGTATGCTGGATAAATCTGGCATACTGGGAACCGATGTTGGCTCCGGTGAAGTCAATTACATCGCCCCCTACGCCGCCGCTCAGTATTACAGGACTTCGGTCAGCCGTCCCTATGACTCACAGAGAGGCGCGAAGTGGTTCGAACGCATGAAGATCGACCACAAGGACGAAATCCTGCGGGGCGCAAAAAAGATTTCAGGAGGCAAATAGCATGGCTGACACTATTATTCAATCTCTGCGGGATTATTTCCTGACCTGTCCGTTGATGGGAGACAGCGCGATCAATGTAGATTATCTGCCGGAAGGCCCAGAGGTGGAATATTCCATCGATACCACCCCGGCCACGGAGATCGTAAAGCAGTATATTGGCGGAAGCAGCGTGCGGCAATACCTGTTTGTGATCCGGTCCGTCAATGATTATGGACCGGACGTTTTGCAGAACCTTGCCAACAGCGGATTTTATGAGAATCTGGCGGCATGGCTGGAAGTCCAGACCAGAACCGGCAATTTTCCAAGCCTGCCGGAAAGAAAAATCCCACAAAAAATCGAAGCCCAAAGCACGGGCTATCTATTCACAACCGGGCCTGACACTGGAAAATATCAAATCCAGTGCAGGCTTCAATACTTTCAGGAGGTATAACTATGGCAAATGAAACCATTATGCGGTTCCAAATCGCGGACTATTTAGGCATTCCCGGGGACAGCGATACAACCTACGCGCTGATGGGCGCGGGCTTCAACACCCTGGACGAGAACCCCGCCGCCCAGCTGGACACCAAGGCGTATATCAACGACAAGGCCGCGTCCAGCATTGTGAAGGGCTATCAGCCCCAGTTCCCCTTTGACACCGATCTGATCAAATCTGAGGAAGCGGTCATGGAGCTTTACAAGATCGGACGGGACGAACTGACCGGCGCCGACGCGGAGCGCGATTATATTCGGGTTGAATTGTTCGAGCCGGTAGCTTCTAAGGAAAACACCTTTAAGGCCA